CCACCGTTCTTTTGTTTAGCGCTAGAGCTGAAGCTGGATCTTTAAAGAACACCGAGCTTATGTACTTAAGAATAACCAACCTCAGTCCTACCCTTAATGTTGTCTTAAGGATTGCTGATGCGGCACAAGAATACGCTGTTCACTTAGAACCTAACTCTTCTTACCTTTTAAGCGAGGACAAACTTGATGCTAACGATAATGTAGCGGCTTCAGGTTTAGCTGTAATTGCTCTAGCTCAGATAACTACTATAAAAGCTGCTGCTAGTGGAGCGGCGGGAGCGTCCATTGAGATTTTTGCAGCTTCATAGATGAACTTAGTCAAGCAGCCAACATTAATGAATGATGACGGGTCTGAGACGAATCAGGGATTACTTGACCGACTTGACCCTACAAGTCTTTCCTATGATAAGGATTTAAAGAAAAGACTTAAGAACAGGCCTGTCAGCAGCAGAGAGAAGAAGTTAATGGACTATCTCACTGCTAATAATATGGGTACTAATAGACGACTAGACCCAACTTTTATAACTAATACGGGGGGTAGATCTAAGCACACTCTTATGGGTAGAGATCATACAGAGGCTTACGGGGCAAATTTACCTGGCCTTAATGTTAACGAGGTCACACCTTGGGCAGCGACAGACTCTGCAACCAGGTATGAAGAAGACCTACACTCATTACAAAAGAGAAGCCTTTTTGACTGGAATAAACTTCTCTCGTCTAATAAGACGCGGAGGAATAAGAGGGATTTAAAGAAAGAGCTAAAGAACGCGGATTTCACTCCAGAAGAGTATGAAAGAAGGGTTGAAGATAACTATGCTTTATCTGGAGCTGGGTCAGCTTTAGAGTTTGAAGCTAAGATGATTGCTACAAAGATGATGCTTTTAGAGCAAGGGGTTATAGATTCTGCGGATGAGGTTATAACAGAAGAAAAACTAAACAAGATTATACAGTGGAAAAAGAATCAATATAAGGACTCTTCAACTCAGTCCCACGACTTCACTACAGTATTGTATTCTCATGACTCACCAAAGATGAGAGAGCTATTATTAAAAACACTTAACGACTTATAACATGCCAAAAGCTATTAAAAAGTATGATCACGGAGGCGTTCATTACGACCTCCCCCCCTCCGAGGAAGAAGACAAAGGGATATTTCAAAGAAGGAGACAAGATAAAGAGGATAAGAAGGGTATGATTCCCGCTAGATTCAGAAATCGAGGACAGGCTGGAATAGACGCTGCTATCGCACATATCAAAGGGAAAGAACAAAAGAAGCGAATAAAAGCAGAAAAAAAAGCAAAAAAGAAGAAAAAAGGAATAAGAAAGATTCTTGCGTCCTGGAAGGCAGGTCGCGAAGCCAAAAGCAATGAAAAAGATGTAAGCGATTCATCTTCAGGTGGAGGTAGTGGCAATTGCAGCTCTAAAGGCTGCGGCGCTTTTGACTAACCTTGAACAAGTTCTATTTCAACCCTATAAGAAAATTCAGAGACAAAGCTAAAGAAGCAGAAAAAACCAGACTAAATAAATTAAATAATGAGACTAGAAGTAATAAGATTCAGCAAACAAAAAGATTCAACTAATGGGATTCTATTCGATATATCAAACGGCAAAAGAATATTTCTATGCTATACCCTTGAAGACGAAAGTCGTGATAAAAAGGTGTATGGAGAAACTTGCATACCTGAAGGAGAGTACTCTATCAGTCTTAGGAAGGTGGGTGGATTCCATTCCAAATACTCTAAGAGGTTTGCTGATATCCATGAAGGAATGCTTCATATACTTGATGTACCTAATTTTGAGTATATTCTTATTCATTGTGGGAACACTGACGATGATACTGCGGGCTGCCTTCTCTTGGGGGACACGCAGCATAGTAACATTGTTGAAAAAAATGGATTCATAGGGCGGAGCACAAAGGCTTACTTTAGAGTCTATCCTCCGATAGCGAAGGCTCTTAAAAATAAAGAGGAAGTAACTATTGTATACAGAGACTTTGAGCAATCGTTAATCCTTTCGGAAACCCACACAGAAGAGTACTAAGGCCTCTATTTTTCTAAATCTCGATATATGTCCTGCACTAACAATCGAGCTTTCTGAGTTATAGCATACCTAACCCTATAATTATGCTTTGTTTCATCTCTAAAAAGATGGTCCTCAAAAGTATCCGAGGGGGTGAGCCTATCAAAGTGCTTATATAAATACCCACCTTTAGTTAAGGGAGAGATATATCTTTTACTTAGGTTGTCTTTACTTAACCCAAAAGATCCGCTTATATAATCAAGCGTAAAAAACTGCAGATCATAGGCCCAAATAAGGAACTCCATTTTCGTAAAGTTTAGCCCTGTTCTTAGTTTATATTTTTCTTTAACGGATTTTAAGTTCTTGAGATAATTTCTTTTAACGTAAGTCTTAGGTTGTTTCGCAAACTCTCTAAATAACTTCTTTTTAGATACTTGACTTTTAGGCATTTTATATTAAATTTGTTTAAAACAAAGATATGGACGAGAATAGGTTTTTTATAGAGATCCAAGAATTATTAAATCAGATAGAAGATCTAGTTGACAACTATAATTGTAGGGATAGATATGTTTCTGTAGTTTTGTGCGGGTTACTAGAGCCTGGTTCAATGGAATCTGGTTATTTAAATATAAAGGCCTTATATAATTATAATATAAAAGACAGAGAGGAACTAGAGGATGTTCAAGACTTCGTTAGCCTAACTTACGAAGAGGATGATATTGATCTAGAAGACTTCCTTCTTGACTTAGGAATAGAATTAGAATAAAATGGAAGGTATAATAAGAAAGATCATTATTGGTCGAGATCCCAAAAACGCAATGGCTTACTACATTGGTATGCGTGCTGGAAGCGGAAAAGTAAGCACTATAATCTTAGATGAAGAGAAGCTCTATAAATACAGTAAGTTTAGATACCTTATATATTTAGAAGACGAAACAACATCCCAAACACTATGGAAGTCCGTTGATGATATGCCGTGTATAGTTGAATACGACTGTAACTTTTAGATCATGAAGACTTTAGACATATTTGTCGTAGAGCTGGAGAAGCAGTTTCACGACACAGTTACAACAGACTCAGGGCTAGAGCTTTACGTTGATGTTAGGTTTAATGAGTTCGAGCATAGGGTTACTGAGGGGCCTGTAGTTTGCGCCCCTATTAAATATAACACAGGCGTTAAAAAGGGGGACACCTTATACTTTCATCATTTAGTTGTTGTTAATGAGGGTCAAGCCTTAACGGGTGGTGACAATCATTACCTAGTAAGATATGATCCGAATCACACGATTAACAACCAGGCTATAGCATATAAGAGTAAAAAAACAGGGGAGGTTAAACCTCTTATGGGGTGGTCTTTGCTTGAGTTTGTAGAGCAGGAAGAGCTAGGGTTAAAGTCGGAGATAATTGAATTAGTAGATAAAAAAGAAAACCTACCGACTAAAGGCCGTGTTGCTTTTGACAGTCCTTGGCTTTATAGTCTAGGTGTTAAAAAGGGTGACGTTGTAGGGTTCAAGCAAAACCGTGACTATAGAATAACAATAGAAGGCAAAGAGTATTACCGCACCCGTGCAGAAGACCTTATGTATGTCGAAGCCTAAATTCACCACTATAGGAGCCTCAAAAAGACTTATGTCTAGCATGGAGATTGCTATCGAAAATATGATTGAGGAGATTAAGAAACCTGTTGATCCAGAGATCAACGGCAGCGCAAGAAAAGCAGAGCTTCAATCAATTAAACAAACAGCCACTGATTGTAAAGAGCTTATAATAGAGAGGCAGAGATTATCACAGATGGTTAAAGACCTTGAGACAAGCGGAGATATACAGTCTGCTAAAGATTACACTGGGGGATTTGCTGAAAAATTCTCAAAGTAATGTGTCGCGTTACTGAATATAAAGAATGCAAAAAATGTAAAGAGGTTAAACCTATATCAGAGTTTTCAATATTCAGAAACAACAAAGATGGTTATGAGCATCGGTGTAAAGTTTGTTATAGCGAGAGGCGGAGACATCAAACGAATTCTAAAAAACAACAGCTTTTATCTCTTAACGGAGGGAAGTGTGTGGTTTGCGGGTATGACAAATGCCCTGCTGCGTTAGAATTCCATCATAAAGACCCATCAAAAAAAGAGTTCCCTTTAAGTCTTTCTTGGAAGCCACTTCCAGCATTAATAAAAGAAGCAAAGAAGTGTGCTCTACTTTGTTCTAATTGTCATAGGGAGGTTCATGCGGGTTTTCTGACATTATAGAGTATCTTTGTTATATAAAAATTAAATAAAATGCCAGATTATAAATGCAAGTGCAGGGAAGATATCGTAACTAAGGCTAGTGTTACAATAAAATATGTAGAGGGTAAAGGAGTTGTAAACGACTTTGAATGTGAAAAATGCGGGGAGCAAATGGAGTTAGCTAACCCTAAGTCAGGAGCCCCTAGTTTTAGGTCTAATAGGTTTGGACAGACTTTTGCTTTAGCCTTAGCGGCTTCGATACTGTTTATGAGTTGTTCTGCTCAGAACCATTACAGGTATAAGCAATCCAGGAAATATAACCAATGCTGGTGTTTAGATTCTTGGAATGGTGCTGCCGAATGGTGCTGTCCAGGAGAGCCCACAAAAACCATGAATCCTTATTCACATAGTAAAGGATACGTAAAAGCTAGGTTTTAATGGGGGTCTTTTTAGACTCAGAAGAATATGATGAGAAGGTTGTTAAGATTTGCCCCAAGGATACAGAAGGTGAAATTATCGAGCTCGGTGGGTTATTCATTTGCCTTCCCAAGAAGCCGCAAAAAAAACAAATTCTCGGACATGAAAAAGCAAAGTCTTTGCAAGTGTGGGGGAGAATATCTATGCCGAAGGAGTTGTCTCGTATTCGTTCTATGGATGAGTGGGCCGAGACGCCTAGAGAGTTTAGAGAAAAGTTTCATCCATATATCGAAGAAGAGTTTAGGCGTAGGTCTGAGGGGGTTTGGTTTTATAACAACGGTACAGCTACATATATTACGGGGCGTCATTATATGATGCTTCAGTGGACCAAGATGGATATTGGTTACCCTTACTTTTTAAACTTTCAACGTGAGATATTTTTACATATGGCTGCTTGCGAGGCTGATCCTCGTTGTATCGGTCAGCTTTATACTAAGTGCCGTCGTTCTGGGTATACCAATATATGCTCTGCTGTACTTGTGGATGAAGCTACGCAAGTTAAAGACAAACTTATGGGGATACAGTCAAAAACAGGTAAAGACGCTCAGGAAAACATCTTCATGAAGAAGGTGGTGTTTATGTTTAGAAACTACCCTTTCTTTTTCAAACCTATTCAAGACGGAACAACAAACCCTCGTATGGAATTAGCTTTTAGAGAGCCTTCTAAGCGAATCACTAAAAAAAATAAAACCTCTCAGATGGGAGAGGCCTTAAATACAGTTATAAACTGGAAAAACACAACAAACAATGCTTATGACGGGGAGAAGCTACATATTCTATACTTAGACGAAGCGGGTAAGTGGGAGAGACCAACAGACATAAGAGATGCCTGGAGGATTCAAAGAACGTGTCTTATTGTAGGTAAAAAAATTGTAGGTAAAGCTCTTGTAGGAAGTACGGTTAACCCTATGTCAAAAGGGGGGAAGGAGTATAAAGTCCTATGGACTGGATCCGACCCACTAGAAAGAAACGCTAACGGGAGAACAAGGACAGGTCTTTACAGGTTGTTTATTCCTGCTTCAGAGTCCCTAGAAGGCTTCTTTGACTTATACGGAAATCCTATAATAGACACACCTTTAAGTCCTATTGAAGGAATAGATAATGACCCTGTACATATTGGATCTAAACAGTATCTAAAAAATGAAAGAGAAGCCTTAAAAGATAACGCCTCAGAAATGAACGAGGTTATACGTCAGTTCCCTCTTTCAGAGGATGAAGCTTTTAGGGACAGTATAGAGGGGAGTATATTTAATATTGGTAAGATATACGAACAAATAGATGTTAACGAGGAGCTATTCCCTAACCCTGTAGTAACTGGAGATTTTGTCTGGAAAGACGGAAAACAAGATACAGAAGTTATTTTCTCCCCCAACCCCAGGGGAAGGTTTAAAATATCCTGGATGCCTCCAGTTGACTTGCGTAACAAAAAGGCTTTTCAAAACGGGAAGAGAGTAGCCCCCAATACTGACATGGGGTGTGGAGGTGTTGACTCGTATGATCTTGATGCAACAGTAGACGGAAGGGGCTCTAAAGGCGCTTTACACTTATATAATAAATTTCACATTGAGCACCCCTCAAATATGTTTGTTTTAGAGTATGCTTCAAGGCCTCCTTTAGCTAAGATATTCTACGAGGATGTGTTAATGGCTGCTGTATTTTATGGCTACCCTATACTTATAGAGAATAATAAATATGGTATAGCTAGGTACTTTGAGTCTAGGGAATATGACGGATATCTTATGGATAGACCTCAACACTTAGTGGCAAGCTCCTCAAAGATTAAAGTTAAAACAAAAGGAATTCCTTCTAACTCTCAAGACATAATTCAGTCGCATGCTCATGCAATAGAGTCTTACATACACAATCATGTTGGGTTAAATCAAGAGACGGGGGAACCTGGAAACATGTACTTTAACAGAACTTTAGAAGACTGGATTGGGTACCAAATAGACAACAGGACTAAGTTTGACTTAACTATAAGTTCTGGGTTAGCCTTGCTAGCCGCACAAAAGAGAGTAAAAAAGAAAAAAGAGACCGCCTTAGACCGTAAGTTCTTTAGGCGATACGAAGTTTTTGGTTAATTTGGTATATTTGCACATATATAAGACGACATGAAGAAACACAGCGGATCAAAGAGCTTTCCTGACCCCCTCGCTCCCCAGGAAGAAAAAGCGGAAAAAACTTATGGCTTGCAATATGCAAAAGCTATAGAGTCGCAATGGGGCCGTAAAAACAATTCGGATTCTATTTTTTCAAAAAGATCGTCTATTTTTGATCGAAACAGAAAGTACGCTAACGGCACCCAGGACACAAATATATATAAAAAGCTTCTAAACAATCTAAGTCCAAATGGGGCCGATGGAAGCCTTATGAATATTGACTATACTCCAGTTCCTATTCTCCCAAAATTTGTTCGAATTGTTGTAAACAAAATATTATCAAGGAACCCATATCCTAATTTAGAGGCTATAGATCCTTTATCCTCTTCTGAAAAAAACAGAGAAAAAAAGAAGTTAGAGATTAGAGTTGCTATGAAGAAGCAACTAATGGAACTGCAAAAAGAAACAGGAGCTCAGTTTAGTTTTAATGTTGAAGAGTTGCCAGATAACGAAGCAGAATCTGAAATATTTTTAAACAACAACATAAAGAGTGATGCTGAAATAGCCGCTCAGATAGCGATAGACATGACTCTTTCGTGGAGCAACTTTAACGACAATACGTTTAGACGAGCTGTACAAGACTTAGCCTCTATAGGTCTGGCAGTAATAAAAAGAACAAACGATCCTAGCTATGGGATTACCACCAAATATATAGACCCTAAAGATTTCGTGCACAGCCACTCAGAAGATCCTGGGTTTACAGATTTAACTTATGGAGGGCACGTAAAAAGCATGCCTATACAAGAGCTAAGGCGTTTAGCAGGGGAAGAGTTAATAGAGGATGATTTTAAAGAGATAGCAAAGAAGACTAGTTCTTCTGGTTCCTTTGGGTCGAAATACGATTCTAATAGAGGCTCTACAATTTATGACTATGATGAAAACATTGTAGATGTGTTAGAGTTTGAGTTTCTTTCAACAGACGTTTTAATTTTTGAGGAAAAAGAAAACCAATACGGAAACTCGAACTTCTTTAACGAGGGGTATTCATATAAAGAAAAGTCAGGTGGTGTTTTCCAAAGAACTCCACATAGACTAGATATAGTTAATGTATATAAAGGCTTCTATGTTGTTGGAACAGATAAGATTTTTGGGTACGGAAGAGAAAGCAATGTACCTAAAAATATATACGATATAAGTAAAGCAACACTGTCGTACTCTGTAGTAGCAACAAATCTTTTAGATATGATGCCTAAGTCTATGGTAGATAGCTGCGTAGGGTTTGCAGACATGTTACAGTTGACGCATTTAAAGATTCAACAGGCTATAGCTAAGGCTAAACCTGACGGACTTATTATAGATATAGAGGGGTTAGAAAATGTTCAGCTAGGTAAAGGAGGAGAGATGCAGCCGCTAGAGCTTCATGATATTTACGAGCAGACTGGAGTCTTTTACTACAGGAGTAAAAACCCTGAGGGCGGTTTTCAGAACCCTCCAATTCGTGAGATTGGAAATAGTATTAGAAACATAAACGAGCTTATAAATTTATACAATCATTACATAAGGCTCATTAGAGACACTACTGGTATCAATGAGGTTGTTGACGCTAGCTCACCAAAAGGGGAGGCTCTGGTAGGTGTTAGAGAGCAAGCTATAGCTGCTTCTAACAACGCTACTTATGATATAACTAACGCGGCGATGATCTTGTATAAGAAAGTTTGTAGTGACGCTATAAAGTGCATACAGATACTGCCTCCTGACTCAGTTATTGCAGAGGTATACAGGAACGCTATAGGTAAAACAAATATGGCTGTTTTAACTAGTTTTGGGAGCTTGCCAATGTACAATTTTGGTGTTCAAGTTCAGAAAGATATGGAGGATAAAGACAAGGCCTTCTTAGAACAGAATATACAGATTGCTTTAGGGCAAAAGGAAATCGACCTTGAAGACTCTATGGCTATTCGTTCTTTGCGTGATATAGATCAAGCAGAGAGACTTCTTGTTGTTCGCAGGCAAAAGAGAAAGCAAGAGCAACAGCAGATGCTTGCTCAGCAGCAACAACAACAAGCTCAACTACAGCAGCAAACACAAATGCAAGCGGCTCAAATTAAACAGCAGGAGTCACAGATGGCTGCTCAGATTGATGCTCAGAAGCTTCAGTTAAAAGCTCAATTAGAAGCTCAGCTAGCTCAAATGCAGCATGAGTTCAACAAAGAGATAGAGACTATAAGAGCTACAGCAACTCTAGGATTTAAAGAGGATGATAAAGAGTTTAAACAAAAGCTTGATGTCATGAAAGAAGATAGAAAGGATCAAAGAGTTTCTAAGCAAGCTGTAGAGCAGTCGAAACTTGTTTCTCAAAGAAAAGGAGAAAGAAAAGAGCTTGATGAAAATCCAGCTTCTTACTTACAATCACTACTTAATAGCAATACAAAATAATGGCAAATCGAGTTAATTTAGACGTCTCCGAGAGATTAGATATTACTTGTAGACAAGGAGACACCTTTTCTTTAACCGTAACTATGAAGGATTCTTCAGGAGCGGCTTTACAGTTAGTAACTGATAACTATTCTTTTTTAATGCAAGTTTGGGGGTATTCTAAAAAATCAAAAAATCCTGTTTTAGGTAGCACAAATCTTGGTAAGAAAGTAGATAATACTTTTGAGGCTTTTGTTTTGGATAATAGCGGAAATGTAACTATAACAGCTACAGCGTCTACTATGAGGGGTATAAAACCAGGTAAATACACTTATGATTTACAATACGTCCTCCCAACTTCTTCTGGAGTAGATACACATACAACTGTTTTAAAAGGGGCTTTTATAATTAATGAAGATATATCTAAGTCTATATGAGTGTAGAAATAACAACAACTAGCGGTATATCTGTTACTGTAACTACCCCAACTAATTCTTCTATTTCCGTTACGTCAAAAGGACCTAAAGGAGATACAGGGGCAGACTCTACGGTTCCAGGTCCTACGGGTCCATCAGGAGGTCCTGTGGGCCCTACGGGTCCAGCAGGAGCAGCAGGAACTTCTTTTACTGCTGGAGATGGATTAGATCTTTCAGGTACTTCGTTGACAGCTGATTTAAAATATCAAGGAGGCCTTGTTATTAATTCTGGGGAGTTGCAAGTAAATTTATCCGACCCGAACACTGCTGGATCATTACCTGTAACAAAGGGAGGAACAGGAGCAACTAGTTTTACGTCTGATGGTGTTTTATTTGGAAACGGAGCAGGTTCTATTCAAGCGGTAGCTCTTACAACTAACGGTAATATAATTGTCGGTGGAGCTGATCCAGCGGCGGTAACAGGAGCTAATTTGGCTGGGTCGGGACTAGCCGCTACAATAGGTAACGGAACTTTAGTGTTAGATGTAGAGA